CCTGAGAAAAAGATACCTTCGACAGCAGCAAACGCAACTAATCTTTCTGCAAAAGATGCCTTTTCAATCCATTCCAAAGCCCATTTGGCTTTCTTCTGAACCGCGGGTAGTCTATCAATTGCATTGAAACATTCATCTTTCTCCTTTGGGTTATTAATGTACGTATCGATCAACAACGAATACATTAATGAGTGAATGTTCTCCATCGCCAATTGGAATCCGTAAAAGAATTTAGCTTCGGGATATTGCACTTCTCGGTAAAAATTTTCCGCCAAGTTTTCGTTTACAATACCGTCAGAAGCCGCGAAAAATGACAATACGTTTTTGATAAAGTATTTTTCATTGTCTGTTAAATTTTCCCAATCTCTGATGTCATTAGTTAAATCCACCTCTTCTGCCGTCCAAAACGCTGCTTGGTGTTGTTTGTAAAATTCCCATATATCATTGTGTTCGATAGGGAAGATGACAAACCGACCAGGATTTTCTACTAGTATTTTTTCCATTTTTATAAATTTACTTATTTTGTTAATTTGATTGTGTTTCTCTTTGTTTTCTCTTTTCTAAGAGTTCCTTAACTCTTTGTCTTTGTCTTTCTTCTTTTTGTTCTTCAAGACCTAAGAACGTCATTGAGCTTTCAGTATCTATATCAATCATTGCGTTATCAAACTTACAGTTTTCAAATACAACACCATCATCACCAATACGTGATTTTGTGATTGCAATTGTTGCTAGTTTCATTTCTTTTTGTTGTAATGTCTTTGCAACTGATATAATAACGTGACCAACTTGAGCCTTTTTAATTGATCCACCCATTTGATCTGTTGTAACAACTTCGGAAGATATTGAAGATCTGTTACCTTGAGTTGCTGTCCAACCCACAATATTCATTTCGTGACACATTGCTTCAAATGCTCTCATCACTGACCCTTCACTCTTCCATTCATCACCTAAATTTTTGTCAGGAACAATACAATCGATATAATCTAAAACAATCATATCTACTTTGATCCCATCAGATACCATTTTTCTAATTTGATTTTTAATTTGTAACATCGTCATAGTATCAGATGGTAACTTTTTCATTATCAATTTATTTGGCATTGATTCCTCAATTTCCCTAACTCTCTTCATAACCTCATCTTTTTTCTCTGACAAATCGTCAGGATGAACTTTCGTCCATAATGTGAAATGCTTTCTTTGGATAACCTTTGGGTTGTCCTCAAAAAAGATCTGAAGTACATTAAATCCTAAGTTAAAAGCGTGATTAGCCATTTTGGTTAATATAGTTGACTTACCGACACCTGTAGGTGCTAAGATAACACCAATTTCCCCTTTTGCCAAACCTCCTTTTAATAATCTATCGATTCCAGGTATTCCCATTGGGATTGGGTGTCTGTAATCATCCTCAAGAACTTGATCAAGGTTGGAAAACACATCTAACATAGTAGTGTCTTTTGCACCAACCTGAAGAGCCGTTTTAACCATTTCTTCAAGTGTGTCGTAACTCTCAAACTCACCACCATCAATGATCTTTTGAGCCTTACCCATTACCTTTTGTAGTTCTTGTTGTTTACAGAACTTCAACGCTTTTTCTTGTACAAAAGCTACGCCATCGATAGGTGCATCTTTAATTTTCTTGATTGTATCCATAACAATCTTGGATGCAATTTCTTGTTGTAATTCAGATTTTGTGATTTGTTCTAACGTATCAAACGACGGTGTGTGGTCATATTTCGTGTAATACTCTCTAATCATTTGAATGATGATTTTGAAGTACTTGTTCTCAAAATAATTATTCTCGATCACATCGATAATTGAATGTGAAAAGTCTTTATCCACAATGATTTGATTAAGTAATTGTAACTGAAACGTATTACCTAAATACTCAAAATTTTTACCTGTCGCCATATAGTTTTCTCTCCTTTAGTAAAAATAAATAGTATTAGTTTTTGATAAATTCAGGATAAAAATAATTAAAATTTTTACCTGAAAAAATGTCAGTAAGTGAGGAAAGGATGCTTTTTAACTTTGGGCGTAGGTCTACGGTATATCTTACCTTTGGGGGGTATACTTTCGCGTCAAACTCACGCTGACAAATTGTCATATCTCCAAGCTTAATAATTAGATTAAAATTTTCCGGACCATCGGTAATTGATGTGTTTAGTACATCTGGATTTTCTGAAATTTCATATTGGTTATCCAACATGTAGGTTACTGATCTCATCTTAAGATCGTATTTTAGCTCATTGCAAATACTCTCAATGTGATAATAAAAATCCTCAGATTTATGAGCATTTTTATTAAAGTTTCTAACATTAAAGAATCTCTGAACCACAATGTTATCGTTACACATTAACAAAAATTCAACTTTGGTAATATCCTGTTCTTTCATTTGTTTTTTTTAATTTTTTTTGTTTCTAAAATTTGTTTTTTCTTTTCTTGTTAACTTCAAAAATGGTTTCAAAAAACTTACCCAAGCGTCGTCACCCTTAGGTAAGTATTTAAAAAAACCATCTTCCATCATCATTCTAATTAGATTTCTATGTCCTCTTCCGTCGGGATCCATCGACTCTGAGTAATATAATCTAACTAATTCTTTTTCTTCATCACTTAAAAGGGGTTCATCTAAGTCTACAAGTTTTTGATTGATGACATAAAATTCATCCCCAAAAATACCTTCTTTTGTTTTACCACTTAACAGGTTCTGAAGAGCTACGTTCCCCTTTTCTTCTTTAAGTAAATTAGAACTCTTATCCAAAATATATGGTATTTGTACTAATTCTTCAAGTAACTCAGGAAACAATTTGATCAAAGTTTTCTCACCAAGATAAAAGATACCATCAATGTTATCTGAACTGTCTCCAGTGAGAATCTTTACTGTCTTAACATTAAAGTGTGGAATTTCAATATCATGTAATTTTATTTTATCTCCGAACTTATAATATTGTTTTGTTGATGGTGAGTAAATTGAAACTTTTTCAGAAATTAATTGAGTTAAATCTCTATCACTCGAGAATATAGTTTTTGTCTCATCTAATGACACTTGACAGTAATATGCAATTAAGTCATCAGCTTCTGCGTGTTCTGTCTCCAGTTGTCTTACAAACATCTCCTCGAGGTATTGTCTAACTCTTTGTTTTTGTTCTAAAAAAGATTCTTCTTTTTGCTCTGATTCGGAAGGTCTTCGATTTAATTTATATTTTGGGTATATCAATCTTCTTTGTGAAGATGAAGTTTTAGAATCCCAAAATACGACAACTTTACCATAGTTGTGTTCTTCCAAAAATTTACGAAGAGTATTTAAGAAGTGCCAAACACCTCCAACATGTTTTCCATTGTGGTAGAATTCTCTAACACCATGGAAACCAATTTTTAATAAATTATTTCCGTCTACTAATAATGTTTTGGTCACTTTTTGTTTTTTAAGTGATTTCTAAATATTTTTTACTGCTAAAAACCAATCCCAATTATGGTTAATCTTTTGAATGCTAAAGTTTTTTTTGTTTAAAAGTTCTATACACTCATTGGTATCTTTTTGCCATTCAGGGTTAATTCTATGATGAAAACTAACAACTATTTGATCTATATTATCAAAATCTTCATCCGTAAAACTTCTTAAAAGGTCGTACTCTGCACCTTCAATATTAAGTTTTAAAACAGATATTTTACTGATTTTGAATCTATCGCAAAACGTTTTCCATGTGATAACATCAAATTCATCTTCACCTTCTGTAAAAATAGTTGTCCCAACACCATTATTTTGTATTTTCATTTTTCCTTCAAAATTCCATACGATTCCTTTGAATAGTTCTGTTCCATCTTTTTCATTTTCGTAGGGATCAGCACCAATTACTCTTTTTTTTCCAATAAAAAAATTTGACCAGTCCCAATCTAAACATCCCAAATCTATTATATCTCCGTCATGAGTAAGACATCTTGCATCAACACTTGAATAATCCCATTCAGGTATTGTTCTAATTATATTCCAATTGTTCATATTATTCGTTTTCTTCTTTTTCTGTTTTTAAATCAAAGTCTCCGTCAACTCCGATAATGTCTTTCCAATAATCGGCGTATTCTTTCTTATACTTTTCTATTGATGATTTTTCTTCGGTGGTATCTTTACCTGGCAAGAATCCGTGTGGTGTTACAATGATTCGACCGTCTTCAAAACCAAGACCATTGATGTGGTTTTTCATAACCGACACTTTTGTTCTTGAAGCAAACTTTACAGTTCTCTTATCTTTTGTTGCAGTGATCTTTGTTGTACCCGCACCTTTTTGATTACCAAATAAGAATACCAAAGAAGAGTTTAACCAAATTGCTTCACCACCTTTTGCCTTGATCTTAGGTTGACCAAATGGATTGTCAGGTAATTCTACCCAAGGTTGGTTAACAATGATTAAGGTATTTTCGTATTTAGAATCTGCCTTACGAGATCCTGAAATACGTTGGTTTATACCCATACCAATTTTGTCGGCTAAAACACTTGCATTGTGTTGTTTACCTCCTTTACCCTCGTAAGTCATTTTACAAGGAACTGATCCAACTGAATCCCACATAATACAAAGTGAATAGTCTAATTCACCTTTTTCTTGTGCGTCCAATAGATCGTTAATGTAATCAGTAATTTGTTCAATATAACTGAAGTTATTATTAAACAAGAAGAATCCGTCCCAAGTTAATTCACCTGTTTCTTCATCAACCACTTCATCACATTCAAACCCCATTATTTTTGAGTGATCAAAAGACCATTTTTGTTCTGTAATAATGAATACAGGAAGAATACCTTTCTTTTGAGCATCAACAGCAGTTTTAATAAGTGCTGTTGTTTTACCTGTATCGGAGTGACCTAATAACATGTTAAGGTGACCAATAGCAGGTCCAGGTAATCCTACTGCATCCAAAAATTCAGGACCAAGATCAAAAAATCTTTGTGGTTTATATTTCGCGTCCGAAGAAAACTTTTTCTTCAATGAACTAAAGTCGTTTTTTTTAAGTGCCATAATTTTTGTGTTACTATATAAAATATAGACAAAAAAACGGGAACAATAAACTGCTCCCGTTACATTTTTAATAATTAAAATTAGAATGGTAATTCTTCATCAACCTCGTCGTTTGCTTGAGGATCAGAAACTTCATTGATTGATTTTGGTGCTGATTTTCCTCCCATAGAAACTTCTGAAGTTTCATCATTAGAATAAACATATCCACCTTTTTCAGAGTCCCAACGTGGTGTTTCTCCTCTTGAAATTGCCTCAAGGTATTCAACAGGTTTTTTAGAATATACATCTTCCCAAGTCAATTCATCACTAACCCACTCTGACATTTGAGTTTCATCTTCTGAAATTGCAGATGGGTCATCATACATAACTGTTTGGATTACCGTATAGAAAGCACCTTTAGGAGTTTTTGCCTTTGTTAATTCAAGGATTAAGTCACGTCCTTTATCAGGATCTGTGATATCACCTTTTGCTTTCCAAATTGGAATAATTTTATCAAGAATTCCCTCTTGTTTGTAGTTGTGTTTAAATCTCCAAAATTTAACTCCGTCTTGTTCGTTATCACGATCAATAACTTTTACGATATAAAACTTACGAGCTTTGTATTGTGTTGCCAATTGTTTGTCGGCTTCCTTACCTGTTGACATAAGTTCTTCGTAAACTTCATTCAAAGGTGAACGTTCGTTGTCATTTTTTCCTGGATCGTAAAATTTTTGATATTTACCGTCCACAAGGATTTCGTGGAACCATACTTCTTTAAACGGTGAAGAACCGTCTGTTGTAGGAAGAATACGTACTCGTCTCTGTCCTTGTTTTTCATTATCTTTCAAAAGAGCCGCGAAATATTTCTTCATTCGGTCTTCTGAAGACATTTTAGAACCATTCGATGATGTGTTCTGTGTTGATTTTTCGTACTGTGCAAGTACTGCGTCTAATGAATTTGTCGCCATGTGTAAATAAAAATTAAAGGTTTATGTTAAAATTATAAGTGTATAAAAAGTTATAGTCAAATTGTGTCGCCAAAAAAAAAGTTTAAGGTCGAATTTATCGACCTTAAAACTTATGAATTAAATTTGTTTAATAAAATATCATCTTCATCCTCCATTGGTTCGTTGAAAGATTTTTCTATGTCAGATGGGCTATAACTTTCAACTTCATCTTGGGTTAGAACATATTCATTTTTACCTGTTTGTTCCATCTCATCTTTTTTCTCATCAAAGAAATCCGCCAAGTTTTGTTTAAATGGTCCTGAATCTAATGATCTAAGTTGCAATTTTTCTTGTGCCGTTTTTGGTCTGTATTTTTCAACTTTAGCCTCTAAAGAATCTAACTTAGATACAATAGTATCCATCTCTGCTAATTTTTCTTCCATAGTTTTGATTTGGTCAAAAAGATTTGTGAAATATTCTTCTTGTTTATCAGCAATTGTTTTTTGCGAATCAACAAGATCGGTGATGTCTAACTCTTCAGTTTCTCCTTCACCTTCTTCTCCTTCAGCAGGGACTTCTTCAACATCAGGATCCGCCGCAACATCAACAGGTGCTGCTTCTCCTTCAGCTCCAGGAGCCGCTGGAGGTGTTGGTGCCGCAGGATCTACACCTGCCGCCGCAGGATCTGCAGCAGGATCAACCGGTGCGGCAGCGTCTGCCGGAGGTGGAGGTATTGCTCCCGCATCTGCAGGTGGTGCCGGAATATCTTGTTCCATGATATATTTGTTGATCGAATTGTATCTTGCGATCTCTTTTAAAATTTTATCGTCTATATTCATCTTAACCGTTTAATAATGTTTTATAACCTTGATTAGTTTCTACTTGAATTTTTTTAAATGTTCTCAGACTCTTTCGATGAGTCCGTCTTTGATTCTGACAGTATAACAATCTCCTGTGTCTAAGTCACAAACTTGTTTTGTTCCGTCACCCATATCTTTTTCGGATACTCTTGTATTTTTCCCCAAGTAATTATCCAATAACATTTTAGTACTCATAAGTATTTTATTTATAAATATCAGCTTATTTTGAAAGTTTGTACTGTTTCGTAAACATTATAAGCCGCAACAAATTCTTGTTGTAGTGTTAATTTTTCTTGTTCTGTTAAAGTAGTATACACATTTGCAGGTTGTTCAACAGGATAACTTAATACATATTGTTTTGCAGTTGCCGCTGATAATCCTTCTAGTGTTGAGAAATCAAAATTATTTTTATCTTGATTTAATAATGTATATAATGTCGATGTTTTATCTACTACAAATTTTATGAAGTCTTTAAATGTATTAAATGATGCAACAGGTAAGTTACTGTTAGTTCCTCTTGTAATACAATAATAACTTTTCTTAATGTAATTTACAAAATTAGGTCCATAAACTTCGGTCAGATTTATA